CACCAATCTGAACCGACACCTGTAAATCGTGTGTATAAGTCAGTCCTGCCATAGAACGAGCAGTGCTAATCTTCAACGTAGGAACATCTGCCGCCTGTACATCAGCTTCACCCGTTAAGTCAATCGTCAGACAATGTTCACTAAAGACCGCACCCGAAATCTCCGACAAAGCAAGATTAGCTGGCAAAGGAAAGCGACACTGATCAGCGGGATAGACTTCCAACTTAACTATATCATCAAGGAACAACTCCTTACAAGACAAACTACTATCCATATTTTAAGAATTTATAAGTCAAAATACTATCATAAAACACGAAAACAAATCAGCGTTAAAAAGATAGCTTATTTGATTAAATTATTTAACATTCATTTAGGAGATATTTAACATAAGGAAACGACACAAGAGAGCTATTAAGTTAGTTCCTCTTTCCCATTAAGTCGGGTTATATCCGTATTGTTTACAGACACACGAGCAAAGGAAGGCGACAGCGACTGAGATAGCCAACGGTTCAGCAATCTACGCAAACTATCACGCTCTATCTTAGACGGTCCGACAGGGATGTCATAGTGAAGCATGAAGCGTTCAAGCATCTCAATGCGTGAGCGTGATATACCTTTCTCAGCGCAAAACTCTAAATCCGACTGATACCAAGTAAGCAAAGCACGTACGAACTCGTCATGAAGTAGACGTTGCAACTGGAAGGAAGCCGTATGATCAAGCGCAAAGAGTGCGGTCGTCCTGTGCTGTGTGTTACCTATCATTACCGTGTCAGGGATAGCAATACAAAGGTAATCACAATTATCCTTCTGCGGCAAGTAGCGTGTACTCATCATAGTACACACCTCGCTATAGGTAAGCCAATCGTGGCGGTCACGCTTAACAAGTAAGTTGCCCGTAATAGGCGACTTACCTGTAAGCATTGTGTTCCATACGCTTGCTGAATAGCACCTCGAGTGCGCTTGCAACTGTGCGCTGAGCGGTACCAAGGAGGATTGCAGAACGAATTGCTCTTGCGAGAAAGAGCAGAACTTAACAGGATCGTTCACTCCTAAAACGTTATTATCATCACGATTGCGGTAATAAGCCGCTACGTAAGACTGCACTTGTAGATAGATATTCGCCATAGTCCTTACTTCTTACTATTCTCCAAGCGTATCTTCTTAATACGTTCGAGATAAGTCTTCATACGGCCGTCCATATACTTCTCTATGCTTTCTGCATAGTCGGCAAAGATTTCCTTCTCTGCTGTTGAACCCTTATCACGAGTAGCTTCAAAGAAATCACTCATCTGCCTAAGGGCTATCAGCACACCGTCCATCTGTTCAAAGCCCATAGAATCATCGTTGAACAACTCACGGAGCAAGGTGTTTACATCCTTAATCTTACTTTCGATAATATCGCAAAGAAAGACAGTTGCATTCAAGAGGAAGGAGATTTTATCTTGCTTTGCCATTGATTCCCTGTCCTTAGGCAATTCAGCATAATACTCCTTCAATGGTTTGTGTTCTATCTTCCCTACATGGACAGACTTCATCACCAACGTCTGCAACAGACGATTGCCTAACCAAGTATCAGCATCTTTCAAGGCACGAATGGCAGCAGGGCGGTTCTGCTCTGGCATACGATCTATACCATGATAGAGGCGGTTGCGCTTTTCGATACGTTCCGTCCATTCTTTTTCGTGGAAGAGCATATCAAGCACAGCACCATACTCTTCACCTTTAAGATTATCAAGCGTAAAGGCGTGAACAGTCGGGTTCATAAAGGTTTTAGCTATCTCACGAGAGTTAACTTTCTTCTTCTGTGCTGACATTAGCGACCTCCTTTCTTGCTTTTAGCCTTGCCCTCAGTATTGAGAAGCTCACGAAGGAGACGAGAAGCGGCAACAATATCTGTAAGCGGGATGACATAAGTTTGAATATGTTTACGACAGAGTTCTCTGTCTTCCTTAACGGCTTCGCGCTCCAATCTCTTAATCTCATCATCAAGATAAAAACGTGCCTTACGCAAATCCTCCAGTGCTTTTGCCTTATTGTTCATACCTTCTTCACGCTTTAAGCCGTGTCGCCAAAGGTACTTAATCACGTTGCCAACATTGAAGTTATAATGTCGAACAATGTCAATGCACTCTACACCTGATGGGTGAGCGTTATAGTAACTTGGGTGTTCTACTCTGCTATCTACCTTCTTCTGTGGGGCAGAAGCGAAAGAAGTCTCTTTTGCTTTGTTTTTTTTACTCATTTGTTTATATATGGTTTAGGGTTTATTTATCATAAGATTGCTTATAGAACGATAGGGCAACTACTCTTAAAAATGACTTTTCAGTTCTCTGATAGCCCTTTCAATTGAGGCAGTAACGACCTTAGGAGGCGGACAATCTTCAATTGAACCCGACCCACGTCGATAGGCTTCATATCTACGAAGCACCTGAAGGTCGTGCCAACGAAGCTCTTGTTTCTTACGCAGGTCAGCCTGTGTGTCGCTATCGTTGTCTATAGTACGCAGGAAGTCTGCCGCACGTTGTATGTAAGTATTTGCCTTGCTCATAGCTTTTCTTCTCGTGATTTTGAACGCATCTTAAAGAATACCTTCAATGGTGTTAAAAGTAAATTTGTCGTATCTCTAACGAAATCACCGAACTCCTCTAAATCTGCCAGTGCACGAAAAAAAGCGTATGGCACATACAAGACATAAGCAACCACGATATAGATAGTTACGAATGACATCATAAATCCACGTTCGATTATTCTCACGACTTTACTCATACTTTCCTTTACTTTCTCAATTACTACTTGTGCCCGTGTGCGGAGTCGAACCGCACTTTGTCCTCAGCTTTCGGCAATCATAGCCTTATTTCCTCTGCCTATCCGTGTGGCAGTCGCACGGGCGAAAAAGAAAAAGGTCAGTCCGCTTAGGCAAGTTTCAGTATGCAAGATAAAGACTCTTACGCAGACCGACCTTAACGAAGATTATAATAACTATAAAACTATAAAAGAAATGCCAGCTATTATCCCTCTACCGTTCCTCCAGGCAAAGGCGGATTAGTTTCAGTACCACCACCACCAGGCTTGACGCCGGGCTGATGTTCCTTGCCCTCCTCGACAATGTTGTCTTCCTCGATAGCAACGCCACGGTCGTCCACCTTCTGCCAGCTAACCTCTGCGGCAAACTGCTGACTGAACTTGATGCTCACCGTGCAACCTAAACGGCTTCTGCCATTAGCTGCATTGACCATCTTAGCCGTAGCCGTAACCTTGTCGGTGTCTTTCACTGAACACTGAAGGTTAGGATAGACTGTTAAGAACTTGTCTCCTAAATTGCAACGGAAACCTTTCAGCACATTGCGCTGAACGACTTTCATAAAGTCTGTCACTGCCGCCTGCATAATAGAAGGCTCGATAGAGGTGTTATCACACGCCTCACGACAAAGCTCTGCAAAGGTCAGAGTGTCGTTAGGAATAGGAACAGCATAGAAACTATGCTTACCTAACTTTTTGTTTTCCCTTACGGTATATTTGACTCTTGCCATAATATACATTGTTTTTAAGGTTGAACATTAGAATTATCATCGCAAAGATAGTTCATTTATAAACTTACGTAGGGACAGAATTTTCAGCGTTTTTAGTTGCTATAGCAAGTCACTTCGGCTTAGTATAGCAAGACGATTAGAGTTACTATAGTAACCCGCTTTGCCTTGCTATATCACCCTTTAGGGAGTTATTATAGCGACCTGTGCCGACTTACTGCCCCTCTCGTTTCATCCCGTTAGACTTTAAGAAAGCATCTACTGCTTCTTGTGCTTCAATCTCTTTGTCGATGTTACGCATATCTCCTATCCAATCTGGATTCTCCTTCTTTAGTTTAACCGCAGAAATCACACACCGAAAGACCATTTCAAACACTCCTTCTTGACGCAACATATTCATCACGAGCAACGAAGCGGCACGAGATTTGTCTTCTCCAGAAAAACAAAACAATCCAAAGTTGTCCATATACAGATAGTTCCTGTCCATGCGTTCTGCCAAAGATTCCATAGCTTTTAAGTGGTCTATGTACTCTTTGTTTATCTTCATGAGTTCTTCTTTGTCCATCATAGTTTCTAACCTAATAGTTCTGTTTCAATTTCATTTATCACATCCTCAAGCGTAGCACAAGCATCATACTCCCTCTTTAAGGTTAGTAAGACAGCAAGGGCAGCTTGCTTATAGTTTCGTTCTGTTGCTCGCATAGTTTATTTACGAATCTTTTCTTTATAGATACGCTTCAAGACCTTTAGATCCATAGAAGGCTTCTCTTTCAAGACCTCAAGGAAGGCATCACGACCTAAGGAACGATAATAGGGCTGAAAGTCGGCAAGTATCAAGTCGCACGGCTCACCTGCTGGGATAGCCATACCATTCTTTGCATAATGCTTGTTCTTTGGGTCGGACAATTCAAGGACACTGATACCTTCTTTGTTTACAATGATATAATGATGTCCATTGAAATTAATCTCACCAAAATGTCTTACAAAAGACAAGTGACTATTTGCCCAATACTCTTCTGTCATACAGACAGGCGTTATCTTACTCTTCATATTCGTTTATTATTACGTAACAAAATCTGTCTAATCCTCTGCGAAGCCTATCACAGTCAACTTTTCTTTCAAATCGTCCCAAGCAACACCTCTGAGGTAACGCACAAGGCGGGAAGGCTTCCCGTTCTGCTTCATCGGATTAATAAGGACATTAGGCTCAAAGTAATAATTATAGCCAGCAATACGGAACTGACGACCATTATACTCGCAAAGCGTTCCCACTTCAAAAGGCTTATTCTCAGCAAGAAATGTCTCACTGATACGTCCCATCTCTTGCTGTAACGCTAAAATTTGTTTTCTCTTCTCGGCAAGCAACGCCTCTGTTTCTTTTCTATTCATATCTGTTATTCATTCTAAGTTATCTATTCTTCGACTGGTAAAGGAAGTATCTTAAAGCCACAGTTCACAGCATTTCGTTCACGGATAGCCGAACGGATAGTATCACAATCATAGTAGATTACCCAACGTTCGTCACTGTCAAACGACTTATCACCCAATATATACCCCTTCTTTAGCATATTATAACGTAAGCAGGTAGCCTTACGTGAAAATGGCTTCTGCTGTAGGATTTTACCGAGACGTGTCTGTGGTTCCATACCAAAGCGGATGCGCCTACGTTCTTTACTGAGAAGTAATCGACGTTTCTCGGCTCTCTCCTTCATACATTTTCGATAGCGGTAAGGACTTATCTCTTTCAGACGTACAAGAGGAACAAATCCCGCCTCACGTAGTCGACGCGTGGCCTCCAAAGCAGCAGCGCAGGGGGCTTTACCTCGAAGTGAATCATAGTAGCCATTCTCCTCACACACTTTCTTTATCTGAGCCGCCTGCCGCTTCTTTATTGCTCGCATACCAGTTTCACTCTTTGTAAGTTTCAAATCACGTGCAAAGCGATGCAAGGTTGATTGAGAGATGTTCAAAGCAAAGGCGAGTTTGCTATTCTCTTTGTCGTGAAAATGGTCCTTCAGCCACTCCAACTGGTAATCAGTGAGCTGCCGTTTATGATAAGGAGGAACAAACAAGGCTTCCCGTAATCGTTTGCGGTCTGTAGGAACTCTACTACCAGCCATTAGCGTTCGTCCCCACTTCCATCAATCACTCCACGCTGTTGACGTGAGGCGAGCTTATCCAAATTCTGTTGACAAACGTCTTCAAGCGACCAGCCCATCACATGACAAAGGCCTGCAAGCTGCCAAGCAATGTCGCCAGTCTCCTTGGCTAAAGCATCCTTTTCTTCATCCGTTATCAAGATAGCTTGAGAATGAAGTACATCACCGTTATCATCACGATGCGAAGCGTGATAAACATAAAGATCACCCTTACGTACGTGCTTTGCTATCTTTCCTGCAAACTCACCAACCTCGCCCATAAGGTTAGTCAACATATAAAGAAGGTTGTCACACGTAGGCATACAAGTTTTCATAGCCTTCTCTTGATATTCGTTCAATTCCATAAATCAAATTATTCTATAGTTTACATTTCCTGTTACATCGATTATTGCCTTTTGTAACTCGTCTGCTATCATCTGCGCAACGAGTTTAGCATTCGGATGAGGTTTACCGGTCTTTCCCAACAGGCGAAGTTCTAATATATGTCGCCACTCAAAGACATTGTAGGTATAAACGACACGAGTTGCCGCATCAAGTGGAAGGTAGCCACGAGCATCCTCTGCCTTTAATCCCATTCGCATCATCAGCGAATAGAATAAACCAGCAACACGCCAGCCAAGGCGAGCTGTGAAACGTTTCAGTTTAGAAACACCAGAGTACCAGTGCGGCTCACAGATAGTTATACCGCCACGCTTACCAAAACTAACATAACGTGTACTCTGCTCGGCTATGTTGTTTGGTGAAGTTCGATTGAGTTCACGGCTTGTACTAATTTGTGTCGTAACACAAACGGTATAGCGAATCAACGCGAAAGCCGTAGGATGCTTATACTGCTTAACCTTCTCAACAAATTCAGACAGACTTACCTCGTGTGGATCCAGTTCATTATGTATGTTAGGAGTCAACTCCATAAATGCCTGCACATTCATAGCAACAAAATAAACACGCTGCTTCTTAGTTTTCTTGTAAGTCAGACCGATATACGGTGAGAACAACAGGCGAGAGATGGTAAGATAGTCGCTAACATCATTAAGCGAGAATACAAAGTATTTTGTTCCATGACGGAACATTGAGAGGTGATTGCGCTTTTCTAAGAAGCTGCACAACTCTTCAGCCGTACGCTTTCCAGTCTCACTACCATAGCAAACACGTGCCGCACGAGCAACCAAGGTGTGCCAGTCTTCAGGACATAACCAAGAAGTTACTTCAGGTTTTAGGATTTTCATTAGCTTAATCTCTTTTTTAGTTCCTCACAAAGAGTATCGACATCATTAAAGTGACCCATACCTAAGAACTCATATAGTATTTCTTTTAACAAGGTCTCTTCGCCATTGTCATTTATATATCTTACGACACTTTTAGCTTGACCATTATAGCCAGTATCAATAGCAATACCGCTATCACTATCAGCTTCAAAACATGTTTTTTTTTCTACAAGATAGTCACGTTTTTCTAAATACTCTACGAGGTCATCCTCGTTGAAGTCGTCCAAATCAATTTGAACTTCTACTATTCTATTCACCATACTTTTATAAATTATTTAAGAGTTATACCATAGTCCTCACAGATATGGAAGAAAGTTCCTAACCCTATCTTTTCAGGACGTTGTAATGTATCAAACTTTTTATCACATTCTTGAGGATTATACTTTTTGCATATAGCTGAGACACGATGAAACATCTGCCTGCCTATCGGATTAGGAAGATTTGCTAAAGCAAAACCAATGCGATACCAATCATTGTAACTGTCAGTAATGTCTATGTGGTGCATCTCTAACCTTGAGACCAAAGTCTCAACGGCTTGAACCTTACTATCCATACTATCAACATGACCACCATAAACAGCCGCACGAGGGGCGAGTGTCTGGCTTCCTAAGTCCACGCCCATATAAGGAATAGCCTGCTCATTAACATAAGGATGCTCATCATACGAAGCAAAGCGGATACGGGTTATATCGCTACAAGCATTATCAAGCACAATGCCCATCGCTGCATATTCCTTTTGTAAAGCACGGAACTGCTCCTTATGATGTTCAGGATATGCCAAAGGTATCAAAGCGAAATATCCAGTACCAGAACATGAACGCATATACATAGCAACCTCGGCACGATGGCGAAGAGTGCGCAGAATGGTTCCAAAGTTACCAATACTTGTATTGTCGCCAAGGTCAATATCTATAGCCACAAAGCCAGTGTGCTGTATCAAGCAATCACCTTTACGCCTTAAGAATAATCCAGAAAGCGTAGCACCTGGCAACTGCTGTTTAGTCAACTTATAGTCCTCGTGCTTTTTTGCTTCAAGTGGACCATACTCCGCCACCATATCCCGTAACCTTAGGACAGGTTCCTTCCAACGTTCACCAAGCAGAAAATCAGCAATTGTCATATCACCAGTTCCTATCCTATCCTTAGCAGAACGATAGACGCTACACTTCACATCAAAGATGCTCCCCATAACGATTAATATTCAGGTGATGGTAATTGAGCAAAGAAAGTCCAATCCTCTTGCTCGTAAGTAACACCTAAATCGTCTATAATATTCCATCCGTTTTCAGGATTTCGTCCAGCATCAACGGCACGCTTACACGCATCAATAAGACTACGAAATCTGTAGTACTTATTCTCAGTCTCATTAAACAAAGCCACTTCTCCAGGCTTTAGATTAAAATCTTTGTAATTCATACTCATTTTATATTCTATTTTAGTTTGTCATCAAATTTCTCTTCAGACAGATTATCTTC